ATCTTTCAAAGAAGAACTCTTCTTCCGATAATTTAAAGAATCTAACATCTTGTCAGTTCTGTAGATATATAACAGATACGCAACTTCATCCACAATCCTTACTTTTGGAGACATTCCAATAAATGTCACAGACATTGAATCAATGGCATAACCGGGGGATTCTAGCCACATTTGGTGTTCATGCCATGTGTCATCCAGATCAAGTGCATTATAAATGCCTGTTCGATCTTTCAGCAAGACATCATCACCAACAACGTTGAGAGAGATCTGATAATACGGTATCACAGTTCCAGTTAAACGGAAAGAATGGTGTATCATCATACTCAACGTGGCTATAGAATTATCCGAAGCTGTATTTGTTTGACCAGTTTGTTGACCTATTTGAGGAATTAAAAATCCACCATAATTGGCTAGCATGCAATACGTCATATTATAATAACGATCTACTATCTTGCGCAATTCAGGTGGAATCAACATTTTCCTAAGGTCACGGCACCACATAGCACAAATGCTTGAAAAACTAGCATCATTGCTCTGTCCGTCAGCTTCGAGGGCTTTACCTCGAGCTAAAATAAACTTTTGCCAAAACAAAGCAGCTTCACTACCAGGATTGGACAAGCCAATCTTTATTGGAATCTGATCATGGAACAAGGTTATTCCTTAATTCTGAGCACCAAAAAGCCAGTTTCCTACTATCACCATAACCAAATTTGCCGGTCCAAAGATTCTAGCATCTTTATTTTTAAGACGCATTTCAACTTTGGTCGTAAAATTGGTCACTTGAGTATATTCAAGAAAATCAGACAGAAAATAATCAAACAAGATATCCATTTCTGGATCTGTACAATCGAGAAAATCTTTCTGAAACTTTTCTTGACTCAAATGGTCGAGTACTTCTTTCTTCTTGGTGCCTAAAGTCCAACAATAAGGAGGTCCGGCTGCTGTGTCTAAGTCCAATTGCTTTAAAGCATCAGATTTGGACCACATCGCACAAGTAGACATAACAGCGCCTAACTCTACGCACAAAGTATTTAGAACTTGTTTGTACGTGTGGGTCGAGATCAAAGGTTGTGTATGCACATATTTGAGTGCTCCATTTTCTAATGAAGCCAAATCCGTTGGTGCAGGAGCATACTTCTGTGGACCCTGCACTAACGGGTCATAGAACAAATCATTGCGAGCTGGGGCCGGGCTGTGGACCACCCGAACTGCTAGGGACATTAGGACTGGACTGCTTCGATTGCTGAGACCTTTTTGCCATACGCTTTCGTCTTTTAGATTCCTGCTTAAGAACTTGAGAGGAGACACGAGAGTCACGAAAATAACACATGCATTCGTCTGGAAGACGAATGCAATAGTTAGATGATTGACCACTATGAGCACCGAAGTGAAAACCAATAATTTTTCCCGATTCCGTCCAAACTGGAGCGCCTGAACAGCCATTAATTGTTGATGCTTTGTACTTACCAATTTGATCAACCATTTCAATGGGAGAAGAAGCCAAGC